AAGAGGCATATCGCAAGTTGTAGCTAACAGCTACGATGGTGCTCTTGATGCCGATGGGGAGCCAATAAAGATTGGACTCAAGAGAGAGGAAGGGCATCCTATTAACGATTCTCGTGTTATGGACGGCTTCAAAGTCTCTTTCTACGGAACGCAGTTGTGCATTCATTATCATGCTGAGGTAAAGCTAAGTGAAGTATACGCAAATGGATTCGAATCAGACTTAGAACAAATGATTGAAGACATTGCTTCCTTTATTAAGAAAGAGTACAAGAAAATTACTGGCAACGCTCTTTCTCTTACAAGCGCCGGCGAGATGGACGCTATTGTACAGAACACTTCTAGAGTTCGTACATTTGTCCAAGCTAAAAAGTTTTATGACATTGGCGGACTTGATGACAGCACCGAGGGGATAAAAGACCCGTCAGAAGATAGGCTTGAAGATAACTTCCGCAAGTTCCTAGAGCAAGATGCTGGCGACAAGCGCCCAAGCAACGACAAGACAAAAGCGCCTACCCCCGGTCAGCCTGTTTACGCAGGGAATGGCAAAGTCCATGCTAGAAAGGATGTAAACAGCACTTATAAGGCAGAGTAATGCCAGCGGGTCTATCCAAGAAAGAGACTGTCAAAGAGATAGTTAAGTGCGGAAAAGACCCGGCTTATTTTATCAATAACTACGCCAGAATCTCACATCCCCTGAAAGGCTTGATACCGTTTAAGACGTATCCCTTTCAGGATGATTTGCTTGTAGATTTCAACGACTATCGCTTTAATGTTATCCTTAAAGCTAGACAGTTGGGCATCTCAACTATCACAGCCGCATACATTGTGTGGCTTTTGTTGTTTTACCGAGACAAGAATGTTTTGGTTATTGCAACCAAATTTCAAACGGCTGCAAACCTAGTTAAAAAGGTAAAGAACATTATGCAGAATGTTCCACCTTGGCTACGCATCGCAGACATCAAGATTGACAACCGCACGTCGTTTGTTCTAACCAACGGCTCCGAGGTTAAGGCCGCTTCCACATCTGGTGATGCTGGTCGTTCGGAAGCCTTGTCTCTTCTCGTTATTGACGAGGCCGCACACGTTGATGGGTTAGAAGAACTGTGGACAGGCTTGTATCCTACACTATCTACTGGTGGTCGTTGTATTGCTTTGTCAACACCTAATGGTGTTGGTAACTGGTTTCACAAAGTTTACGTTGAGGCCGAGCAAAACATAAATGACTTTCACCCTACAAACTTACCGTGGGACGTACATCCAGACCGCGACCAAGAATGGTTTGAGAAAGAAACCAGAAACATGTCTCGTAGACAGATTGCGCAAGAGCTAGAGTGCAACTTCAACGCTTCTGGCGATACTGTCATACATCCGGAAGATTTAGAAAGACTTGTGTCAGGAACCAAAGAGCCGACGTATAGAACGGGCTTTGACCGCAACCTATGGCTGTGGGAACAGTACAATCCAGAGGCCACTTATATGATGGCTGCTGACGTTGCGAGAGGCGACGGGGCAGATTTTTCTGTTTTCCACATAGTTAAATTAGAGACTATGGAGATAGTGGGTGAATATCGAGGCAAACCAAATCTTGAACAATTTGCATCTATACTTGATTCTACAGGTAGAGAATTTGGCAATTGTTTGTTGGTGGTTGAAAACAACAGCTTAGGAATCTCAATCCTTGAGAAACTTCAGGAGAGAGGATACCCCAACCTTTATTACTCAATAAAGGGAACGCATGAGTACATTGACCAGTTGCAAGCAGAATCAATACGCAACTCTGTCCCGGGGTTCACCACCTCGTCTAAGACGCGACCACTTATCGTGGCAAAAATGGAAGAATTCATCAGAAATAAACTAATTACCATATATTCTTCTCGTGCTGTTGACGAATTTAAAACATTCATCTGGAACAATAACAAAGCTGAGGCTATGAGAAGTTATCATGATGATTTAGTTATGGCGTTGGCAATTGCTTGTTGGGTCCGAGACACAGCACTCACAGTCAACAAAAAAGATTTAGAATACAAGAGAGCAATGATGGACGCGATGAAATTAAACTCCAGAAAAATACAAACTACAATTCCGGGGATGCAAGGTCATCGTCAAGGCGTTTGGAGCGACAACGCCAAAAAAGAAATGCAACAGCAGAAAGATTTTATTTGGCTGATTAAGGGATAAGTAAATGGCAGATCAGAGAAAGAATCCAAGAAATCCGAGGTCAGATTTATTCAAGGCCCTTACCAGAATCTTTTCTGGGCCTCTGACAACTCGTCGTACACAGACTGGTCGTCGGCTACGTCGTTATCAGCTTGACAAGTATCAAAGCAGGTTTACGTCCGCGAGTGGACAAGAGTTTAAAACAGCTAGGTCTAGAAATGCATATAATGTCCAGCTAGCTATTATGAACCAACATAACCGTGTAGAGCGGTATGTTGACTTTGACCAGATGGAGTACACACCAGAGATTGCATCGGCCCTAGACATTTATGCCGATGAGATGACAACGCACTCGTCTTTGCAGCCGATGCTTAACATTAAGTGTACAAACGAAGAGATTCGTGCTGTTCTTGATTCCTTATATCATAACATCCTTAACATTGACCACAACCTTTTTGGTTGGTGTCGCTCAATGTGTAAGTATGGTGACTACTTCTTGTACCTCGACATTGACGAGAAGTTTGGTGTTCGTAACGGTATCGGCCTTCCATCTAACGAGGTTGAAAGGCTGGAGGGTGAGGACGAAACAAACCCCAATTACATCCAGTATCAGTGGAATGCAGGCGGCCTAACTCTAGAAAACTGGCAGGTTGCACACTTCCGTATCCTAGGAAACGACAAGTACGCTCCATACGGCACTTCGGTTTTGGAGCCTGCTCGTCGTATCTTCCGTCAGCTAATTCTACTAGAAGACGCCATGATGGCTTATCGTATTGTTCGTTCGCCAGAGCGTCGAGTTATTAAGGTTGATGTTGGGCAGGTTCCGCCAAACGAAGTTGAGCAGTACATGCAAAAAGTTATTACAAGCATGAAGCGCAACTCGGTTGTAGACGACCAGACCGGCCGCGTTGACCTGCGGTATAATCCGCTTTCGGTCGAGGAAGATTATTATATTCCTGTTCGTGGAGAAAGCAAGACTGATATCACATCTTTGGCAGGCGGTCAGTTTACTGGGGACATTGATGATGTTAAGTATCTTCGCGATAAGCTATTCTCTGCCCTTAAGATTCCAGCTTCTTACCTAACACAAGGCGAAGAAGGCTCTGAAGATAAGACGACTCTGGCTACGAAGGACATTAGGTTTGCGAGAACGGTGCAAAGACTACAGAGAGCAGTCGTGTCAGAACTAGAAAAGGTTGGCATTATTCACCTTTATACGCTCGGGTTCCGAAATGACGACCTTCTTAGCTTCTCGCTTTCACTAAACAACCCATCTAAGATTGCAGAACTACAAGAACTAGAGCACTGGGATAAGAAGTTCTCTGTAGCCGGCGCAGCCACAGAAGGATTCTTCTCACGTCGTTGGGTTGCAGAGCACCTATTCAACATGTCACATGAAGAGTTCCTTCGCAACCAGCGCGAGATTTTCTATGACCGCAAGTTTGACGCACAGCTTGCAGCCGTCGCTGAAGCCATGCAAGAGGAGGCCGCAGGCGCTGGCCTTGGTGATGCAGGTGGCCTTGGGGGTGACGAAGGTCTTGGGGATGACTTAGGTGGTGACCTTGGCGGCGAAGACCTTGGTGGCGAAGACCTAGGCGGTGGTGATGCAGATACGGCGGTTGAGGAGCCAGATTTGGGAGACGTTGGTGATGACCCACTCCTCGCAGCCCCCGGACGACGAGAAGACAAGCCGTCATCGGTTAGTAAGGGCAAGGCTTACTATCCAGTCAAGAAAAACAGAGACCGACGCTCTAAGGGAGCTTACAGTCGACACATGGCTGCCAAGGCAGGCACTAATGTCGGCGACACGAGAAAGATATTCCCCGGCTTAACTGGAACTGGTGGCCTAGGGGAGCTTTCTAAGGGGATGTTTGAATCCCAAGAAACTAATTATACAAGCAGCTTCCTAGAGGAAGAGGCTAAAATCCACAACATCAGTTGGGAAGTTAAGAACCTTATCGAAGGCCTAGAGAAATCAACGGAGACCAATAATGAAACTAAAGCACAATAAGAAGAGAAACACAGCTTTTTTATATGAGGCTTTGGTAAAAGAAATAACAAAGGCCGTCATGGACAAAGATGTATCCAAAAAAGATGCTTTAGTTGCCATGGTGAAAGAACATTTTGCACCCGGCACAGCTTTGCGTAAAGAACTAGATTTGGTTAAGGCTCTATGCGAGACTAAGCATGTTGACCTATACACGGCAGAAAGATTGGTTTCCGAGTCCAAAAAGCAATACGACACTCTAGACCAGAGGCAAATATTTCAAGAGCAAAGCCAAGTAATTGATAAGATTAACAAGACCGCCGGCAAGCAAGCATTCAACAACTTTGTTCCAAACTACAAATATCTTGCAACAATCTCGCAGTTATTTAGCGGACAGACAACAGTTAAGCAGCGAGTGCTTTTAGAAAGAAGTCTAATTGGTGCTATGTCGACAAAGCCCGGTAAGCCTAACAAATCTAAAGAAATGCCCCATGTTGATAAACTAGTCTTCAAAACAGTAATTGAAAACTTTAACAAGAAGTATGGAGACGAGCTTTTAACTGAGCAGAAAGAGTTACTAAACAAGTATATCGTTTCTTCGCTTGGGTCAGGAGTCGAGTTTAAGGTTTACATGAATGAAGAGATTGGTCGACTAAAAGACGAGGTTACAAATTTACATGAGCAAGAAGTGTTCAGCGAGAACAAAGACCTAAGCGATAAGCTATTCAACGTAAAGGAAGCTTTGAACAAATTACAAACCAAAAAAATTGATACTGCATTGATTGAAAAGGTAATGCAGGTGCAAAAGCTAGTAAAGGAATGTTCTGAGTAATGGCTATCAATATCACAGTTGGCCCTCCCGTTGACGAGCCTACAGAGACTGTAACTGCCCCGGCAAAGCCAATTGCTGAGATTGAGCTAAATATTAAAAGGTCGGCAAATGGCGATTACTATATCTCTGACCACGCTGATATTGATATTATTATCTTGGTGCAAAAAAAGAAAGTATTAGTAATCGCTAAAGATATTATGTCTGAACTTGTCTACGGAGCACAAGACAGATTGTTTAAGTTTCTCACAAGAAAGGGACTCATTTCTCCAGAATCGATTCAGGGCGGTTCGGTTTACGGCTCGATGGAAGGCCAACTATTGGATTCCAAAGAGCTAAATGTTATAAACATGACGATTCTAAACTTGTCTAAGTTTATTGATGAAGAGCGCCCTTACTTTGAGTTTATGGAGAAGTTTGAGGAAATGGAAACTGAATACTTTGTTGACCCTGATGAAGAGGACTCAACAGAGTTAGGTGAGGTTCCACAAGAAGAGACCAAGGGCGCCCTACGTCCCGGTTACAGTTACGGCCCTTACTGGCAGTCCTACACTTATTAAGAGGTTAATATGAAACTTATATTAGAAAAATGGCAGAAGTTTTTAAATGAGGCTGTTGAAAAGAAAGGTAAGTTCACAATAATAACAAGAGATGATGGAAAAGTAATCTTGGTATCCCAAGAAGTTTTTGATCATATCGGAACTCACGGAGACTACGGAGTAGGCTCAGTTTTTGCGGGAAACATCACGCCCGAGATGATCATTGACTTTATAGAGAACAAAGCTGCGGTTGCTGATACTGGTGGTTTTGTTAAAGCTGACTTTCCCAGTGGTGGTTATGAATTGGTGAAACCAATGGAGTGGGTTAAAAAGAATATTCCGGATGCAGAGTTTACTACATCAAAGAAGCAAGAGTTCGACCGCAAAGCAGGCAAGATGGTCGATGTGCCAGTGCTTGCTGTTAAGACCAAGAGGCCAGCAAAAGATTTTGCTACGGAGGAAACATCTGTGGGCGTATTTAAATACGATCCAAATCGTTCCTCACCAGAGCAGAACAAGTTTGTAGAAGAGGTTCCGGCGTTAAAGTCTGCTAGTGAAGAAGGCAAACTATTTGCTCTAGCAACTGCTTTTCCCGG